GATTACGTTGGCTCAACACCCGACACAAGTGCAACAAACAAAACAATCCGTGAACGTATTCTTGCTATCGCAAGTATCAAGGATATTAAGGTTGTTGACACGCTTCCTGCAAATAACATCGTCATGGTTCAGATGACTTCTGATGTTGTTCGCTTGGTACAGGGTATGGGCATTCAGAACGTGCAATGGCAGACTGAAGGAAACTTTGTGAACAAATACAAAGTAATGACCATTCAGGTTCCACAGATTCGCTCTGACCGTAACGGCAAAACAGGAATCTGTCATTTGTCAGTATAATGTAAGATTGACTAATCAAGTTAATATTTTATTTTTAATCACAAAATTAAACAATCATGGAACGTGTAAGAACAAAAAAAGAAGAAGTAATCAAGTTACCGAAGTGGAAAGTATTAAGTGGTGGGATTACGTTATTGGACAGACGATCTTTCACTGCTGGTGAAGTATTTGAAGCATACGAAAATGACATTCCTGTTGCTTTCAGAGACATCATACAACCACAACAACCAACTGAAGAAACTGTTGCTCGTAAGAAAACAACGTATTCGTTGAGTGAAGTTGTTGCAACTGCTGAAGAACAAGATGCAGACGCTTTCGTGCAGTTGTACGACATCGTAAATTCTGAAGGAAAAGTGATTTCACAGAAACCGCTTTCTAAAGAAGAAGCTACTCCACTGTTACAAGCATTTAACGCATAATGTGGGAAGTTCCTAAAATATGGAAAAATGGGACTTGTTGGATTGTCGGTGGTGGTACAAGTATTACCACCCAATTCAAAATCCCAAAAAGAGTCGTCGATAAAGTAAATTCAAAAGAATTACCTGTATCTACATTTTCACCATATATGTCGCAATTACATGATCAACACGTAATCGGCATAAATGGTTCTTTCTTACTTGGTGATTGGATTGACATTTGCTTTTTTGGTGACCGTCAATGGTACTTTGATAACAAACGTGAATTAGATTCCTTTAAAGGTGTTTTAGTAGGTTGTGCTGAATTTTTACAAGTTCAAGGATGGCAACATTTAGGAATCAAACACGTTAAGAAATCAGTTCTTGATTATGGCATCACACCAGTAGCAGGAGAAGTTTGTTTGAATTACAACAGCGGACTTGCGGCAATCAATCTTGCATATCATCTTGGTTGTACGCGCATTATCTTGCTCGGCTTCGATATGCAATTAAACAAGGATGGAAAAGGACACTGGCATTCGTTGTACAACAACAAAACGGATATGCCTTTTCACAAACATCTACAAGGTGTACCAACAATCGTGGACGATGCTAAACGATTGGGTATTGAAATCATCAATGCAAGTCCTACAAGTGTTATGGATGGGTTCGTTAAAATGAATGTTAAAGACATTGAATTATGAGCCACAAACAACAAATTGAATTTTGTGAGTCTGTGAAAACACGCTTTCCACAGTATTTTAAAAATACGAATGTTCTTGATGTTGGTAGTTTAGACATTAATGGAAACAATCGTTATCTTTTTGATATGTGTAAGTACATTGGTGTTGATATTATCGAAGGCACTAATGTTGATTTTGTCACACCTATTCATCTTTTAAAAGGTAGTGAATTGTTTGACGTTGTTATTTCTACTGAAATGTTAGAACACGATATTTTTTATATTGAAAGTATTAAAAGAATGTGCGCACTTCTTAAAAAGGGTGGATTACTTTTAATAACTTGTGCAACAACTGGAAGAAAAGAACACGGAACACGTAAACACGAACCACAAGATTCACCTGCTACGAATCGCTACTACGAAAACGTAACAAAAGAAATGTTGTTCAGATCATTTCGTGAATTACATTTCATAGACTTCAAAGCAGAAGTACACGAAGAAATAGGTGATCTTTACTTTTGGGGGATCAAAGAATGAAAAAAGAACCGTTAGTTGTTTTAATCACACCAACAGGCGGACGATCGCGTCAGATTCAATTGTGTGCAAAATGGATGAAAGCACAAACATACAAAGGAAAAGTTCTTTGGGTGATTGTAGATGATTGTGTACCACAAACGACAGCATTTATTTCGTACGATTTTCGTAAAAACTGGAGCGTTATAACACACACACCAACACCAACATGGCAAGAAGGACAAAACACGCAATCGCGCAATATTCAAGCAGGTTTAGATTTTGTTCCACGCAACAACAATGTGATTGGAATCTTTATAATTGAAGATGATGATTACTACAAAGCGACGTATATTGAAACAATGTTAGAAGAATTGCATGGTTTCGATTTATGTGGTGAAACCTGTTCAGTGTATTACAATACGTCAATCAATGCGATTAAAAGACACAACAACTGCAATCACAGCAGTTTATTTCAAACTGCATTTACAGTAGATGTTATACCGTATCTTGAAAAAATATTAGAAAAAAATCACAAGTTTATTGATATTGAATTATTCAAATCTCCTGTATCTATAAATTTGTTTTCACACGATGATTTAGCAATCGGCATAAAAGGAATGGAAGGACGCACAGGAATAGGACGTGGACACGATTCGTCATTCTATTTTACGCAAACAAAAGTAACACTTGCAGATTTGATCGGCACAGATTCAATTCACTATATCAAAAACTAATCATGAAAAGAGATTACATAAATTCTCCGATACTCGTAACAGGCGCAGCAAGAAGTGGAACTTCGATGATTGGCGGTATTATCAATCTATGTGGTGCATTTGGCGGTAATATGAATCAAATGTTTGAAAACACACAAATACTAAATACAGTTGTAAAACCGTATTTGCGTGAATTAGGTGTCGATCAAAACGGACAGTACCCATTACCTGACGTAAACAACCTGAAAATACCTATTTCTTTCGCTTCTAAGACACTTTCTATCATACAAGCACAAGAATACACAGACGGTGCTTGGATGTACAAGGGAACGTCTATGAGTGTCATGTATCCTGTTTGGCATTATGCGTTTCCAAATGCTAAATGGATCGTTGTTCGCAGAAAAGATGATGACATTGTTGACAGCTGTATGCACACAGCATTTATGAATGCTTTTGACAAAGAAGAAAACGTGAAAGCGATCAATGCAACAGACAAAAAAGATGCGTGGTACTGGTGGGTTCGTCAACACAACAGACGCTTTGTTGAAATGATCGAACAAGGTTTGAACGTAAAGCAGATTCATCCTGAACGAATGGTGTACGGTGACTATTCACAAATCTATGAAATGTTAGATTGGCTGGGTTTGAAATGGAATAGTAGTGTTTTGAATTACATAGAACCACGTATTGTAAATCAGCGTAAAAATTTGTAGATTTCACGTAAAATAAAACATCATGGCAAACAGAGTAACAGAAGCAGAAGTAAAAGCAATATTGGACAATACGACAATGACTGATCCACAAATTTTAGCATACATTGTAGGTGCTAACGCACTTGTTAATAGTGTGTTCGGAACAGGCACAGACGCTATTCTAAAAGAAATTGAAAAATGGATTTCTGCTCACATGATCGCCATCACACGTGAACGACAAGCAAAGAAAGAAGGTGCTGGTGGTGCTACAATAGAATATACAGGCGAATATACTGAAGGATTGCGATCAACATCATACGGACAAATGGCAATCGCGCTTGATAAAAGCGGTATTCTTGCTTCATTGTCTGGAAAAACTGTAAAAATATATGCTGTAACTTCATTCACATAATGTCATGAGTATAACTTCGTTCATAAATAAAATAGCGGTTCAAGACGCTGTTTATTGGGGGAATCCAGTAAACGACGGCTTTGGAGGTTATACGTTTGACACACCTGTTGTGATCAAGTGTCGTTGGGAAGATATGGAACGCGTATATACAGGACAAGAAGGTCAACAGATACAGCAGAAAGCAAAAGTCATCGTTACACAAGAAATAGACATACGCGGTTGGTTGATGCTCGGCACGTTGAATGATTTAGCAATGATTGATTCTGGAACGTACGTGAATCCTTCAAATGAAATAAAAGCATATCAAATAGTGGGCGTTGATAAAGTGCCAATGATAAAATCAAATACTATATTTGTACACATTGTTTATTTAGGTTTCGGTAATATGTATTAAGCTATGCCAAATTTATTCAGTTCGTTTAATTTAGGAAGACGTGGAATTACAGGAACTTCAGGTTCAATAGAACGTGACTTTGCATTAATAAAAGCTAATCTTAATCGTGAAATAAGCAACATTAAAGACAGAACAAATAAAGGATTGTTGATAGCTGGTGCTGATATTCGTCGTGATATGGAAGATACACCGCCGCTGATACCGATTGATTACGGAAATCTACGTGCAAGTTTCTTCATGGTAACTAAGAAGACAGCGCGTAGTACAACTAAGTCAATGGAAGTGCGTCACGCTAAATTTAAGAAAGCAGAAACAACTGCTAAATTAGCTGCACTGCAAGTAGGACATCAAGAAGTACTTGCACAAGCAGAAGAAGCGATGGCAGCACATGATATAGGTGTCATGCTCGGGTTCAGTGCTTTCTATGCTGCGCCTGTGCACGAAATGATTGGACCAATTAATTGGAAACGCTCTGGAAGCGGTGCTAAATTCTTTCAAGCAGCTGTTTATAGAAATTGGGATAAAACATTAGCAACAGTTAAACTTAATGCACAAGTACGACCATGAGCAACTCAGTATGTAATGATATTGCAAGTATGTTAGTAGCTGAAAGTTCTTTAGATTTAATCTTTGGAACTAATCTACACATACATCGTGAACCTACGAAACCAGACAATACTGTGACTGTGTTCGAGACGCCAGGAATGCCACCTATCGGATTGCTGAACTCGAACGAAGATACAAAACACTATGAACGACCTTCGATTCAGATACGCATAAGAAATAAAAGTGCAGATGTTGGATTTGATCTTGCTTACACTATTCAGAAAATATTACACGCACGAACACAAGAAACGTGGGGTTCGTATTTATATACAGTAATTTATGCTTCATCAAGTCCGATGCTATTGGATTGGGATGAAGTTAATCGTGTTAGAATTGTTTTGAATTTTAACATTCAAAGAAGAGAAACTTAATTATATTTACTTAAAGAAAGAAGGAGGTTTTATTATGAGTAGTGCATTTAGTGGTGTTGGTTCTAAATTCAGAAGATGGTCAGGTACTGCATGGGTATCTATCGCAGAAATCAAGACAATTTCTGGACCGACTATGACACGTGAGATGATAGACGTAACAAGTCTTGATTCTACTGGTGGTTATCGCGAGTTTATTCCATCCTTCAGAGATGGTGGAACTATTACGCTGTCAATGAATTTCACATTTGCTGGTTATGTACTTTTGAAACGTGATTTTCAAAGTGATACAGCTATTCCAATTAATTATGAAATTTTGTTGTCAGACGGTTCTTCAATTGAATTCAGTGGTTATGTTCAAGATTTACCAATTTCGGTAAAATTTGATGACGTTGTAACCAATGAAGTCACAATTAAAGTATCTGGAATGGTTACGATTGATCAAACATCAGGTTCAGCAGGAACAGGTGTATAATTAAACAGCAATGAGATTCTAATCAAGAATTAATTAGTATTAACCAATTAAAAAATTAATCAAATGGCAATGTTAAGTAGAGTACAGTTACTTTCAAAAGAAGAACTGAAAAGGGAAAAAGTTGTATTGGATGCAACTACCGACGAGTTTATATTTGTTAGGGCGATGACTGCCCATGAAAAAAGTATATGGGAAATGTCCCAATTGAAAAAATCCGGTGCTGGTAAAAAGACAGAATACAATGTCACTTTGGATGATTACCGTGCAAAGTTAGCCGTTGTTTGTGTTTGTGATGGTGATGGAAACCTTATCTTCCAACCTGAAGATTACATCGCCTTGTCTGAAAACATTAGTGCAGCAAAACTTGAATTGATCGTTAATGTTGCACAAAAGTTAAATGCCATTACAGAGGAAGACCGTGAGGAAATCGTAAAAAACTAATTGCCCGTCCAGCGCGACAATTTCAATTTGAATTGTGTTTAGCTTTAGGATATGGACATCCAGATATGTTACTTGATGAACTTAGTGCAGAACAAATAATTGAATGGGAAGCTTTTAATAGAATACAACCAATAGGACAAAGAAGATTAGATGTTTATTACTCCCATTTAATGACAACACTGCATAACATAGCAGTAGGGTTTTCAGGTAATGAAAATGCAAAGCAATTTAAAGTTGAAGATTTTATACCGAATTGGACGGGTATTGTTGAGGAGGAAGATGGAATGTCTGTTGAAGAACAAAAGCAATTTTGGATTGACTTTGCAGAACACCACAACAAATCAGTACAAGAACAGGAGTTAGAAAAAGAACGGGATTCAATTCCACCAAAAATACTAAGCGATGAACATAGGATCACTTGAAGTAATGTTAGGTGTAAATACGGCAGGTTTATCAAGGGCGGCTGTTAATATGCGTCGTTTCGAGTCTGATGTAGCCTCTTTTTCTAATAAGTTAATGACTGCTGGTGTTCTTATGACCCAATTCTTTACCGTGCCTATTGCACTTTTTGCTGGTGCAAGTACAAGAGCATTTATGAATTTTGAAAAATCTCTTGGGAAAATGGCAACATTGACATCATTTACCACCGACCAGATAAAAACGATGGCGAAGGAAATACTTAAACTTTCACCACAAGTCGGGAAGAGTCCTAAAGAATTAGCAGAAGGTTTATACTTTATTGGTTCTTCAGGTATTTCAGATCAGGCAATGGCAATGGATGTTTTAACCAAATCAGCAAATGCGGCTCGTATTGGTTTAGGTGAAACGAAAACCGTTGCGGACGCTTTAACAAGTGTTCTCAATGCGTATGGTAAAGACGTGATTACGGCTGGTCAAGCTACTGATATTTTGGTTGCCGCAGTTAGGGAAGGAAAAGGAGAAGCTTCCGCTTTCGCCAGTGTATTAGGTCATATAATGCCAATAGCTGTACAGTTAGGTGTTGGATTTGATCAAGTTGCAGGTTCGGTAGCAACATTAACTTTATCAGGTAAAAGTGCTGCTGAGGCATCTACACAAATTACACGTCTATTCACCACACTTATACAAACACCACCAAAAGCAGAAAAAGCACTTGAGCGTTTTGGAATTTCCTTTGAAATACTTCGTAAGACTTTACGTGATCAAGGAATGGTCGGATTTATGGAACAATTAAAAGACATGATTGGTGGGAATACTTTGGACATTGCTGAAAACACAAAAGC